TTAAGGTAATGCACAACAACATACTCTGCGCCGTATATAAAAGGCCAGAACGCACCACCTCCGGGATCTACCTATCAGATAACGTTCGCAAAGAAGATGAATATCAGGGCAAGGTTGTTCTTGTTTTGAAAAAGGGTCCAATTGCGTTTATAGATGATGATAAAACCGCTTTTGCTGGACAAAACGTAAACGAAGGCGATTGGTTAGTTCTTCGGTCTTCAGATGGCTGGAAATTAAACATCAACGGCGTCCTTTGTCACGTCATTCAAGATGTCCAAATTAAAATGGTTATTCCAGAACCTGATATGGCGTTCTAAGGAGGCATAAATGTCAGAATTACAAGCCGCAGAAGTTACAGTTAAAACCCCCGATATGTCGCAAACGGCAGATGTAGACATTGGGGCGGTTGAAAAAGCACCTGTTGTAAGGGAAGAAGCGCCCAAAAAAGATGAAGGTGTTGAACTTTTACGTCGCCAATTAAACGAAAAGCAACGTGAAGTTGAAGAAAACCGTCGTCAAAAAACAGAAATGGAACAATTTGCGTTCAAAGCAGCGCAGGAAATTAAAAACTATCAAGTTCAAGCTCAAGATAGTCAGTTCATTGCGTTTACCAATGCAATTGCAACTTTTGAACGTGACGCAGAAATGCTTGAACGTGATTATGCTAACACTTTGGCGGAAGGTGATTATTCAAAAGCCGCTAAATTGCAACGCCATATGTCGCAAGTTGAATCAAAATTAATTCAATTGGCTCAGGGGCGGGAAGCTATTCAAGAACGCCTTGAACATGAGCGGCGAGTATTAGAACAACAACGCCGTCAACCTGCTCCACGGTATGAACAACAACCAACTGACCCTATTGAAGCACAAATTCAATCAGTAAAAAGCCCAACATCACAAGCTTGGTTACGTTCTCACCGTGATGTGCTGTCAGATCCGGTTAAAACTTCACTTATGACCGCCGCGCACCATGAAACAACGGCGATGGGCATTCAACCTGACACCCCAGAGTATTTTGCCCACATTGAAAGCAAAGTTTACGATTCAGAACCTGTTAGAACATCTACTTATTCAACAAGGCAACGCCAAGCTATGGCGGCAGCGCCTGTTTCGCGCACCAATTCAGCGCAAACCTTCCGTTCTGGGCAAACAGTAACCATGACTTTGTCTCCTGCGGAACGTCAAACAGCCCGTGACATGGATATGTCTGACGAAGAATATTTAGAAGGCAAATTATACTACGCCAATAAAGGTATGATCGGTTTATAACATGTCAGAAACACTTAAACGTGGTCCCGGACGACCAACAAAACCATTAATTACAGAAACGATGGAACAAAACATGACTGAATTACGCCAAAATGACACTCAGGAATTGGGTGTAGCGCCAGTAACCCGTGGCATTCGTGAAGCTGCGCTCCGTGCTGAAGAGTTGCGGGCAAGAATGAACAACGATTCAATGGATCCGTCAATGTATGATGAATTTTACATTGATCCACGAAAAATTCCAGAAGGCTGGGATTACAATTGGAAGCGGGAATCTATTGCAGGGATGACAGACGAGCAAAATATGCTTGAAATGCGTTCAGGCGGTTGGGAGCCAGTAGATACCCGCCGCCATCTTGAAATGATGCCTATTGGTCATAGTGGTGCAATCCGCAAAAAGGGCATGATTTTAATGGAACGCCCTAAAGAAATTACCGATATTGCACAAAGCCGGGAACTTTCTACCGCCCGTGAACTGGTTAACCAAAAAGAAAAAGCATTAGGCATTGCCCCTGCTGGAACTTTTGAACGTGACCGTAAACAAACTGGTGTTCGTAAATCTTACGAGCCAATGCAAATTCCACGTACGTAATATAAGGGGGCTTTTGCCCCCTTTTCTTCTATTGCATTGTATTTGATACAGTGTTATAGAAAAAATTATAACTCCATTACGCGCCGTAGTGGGCTTCCCCTCGTTGGATATTTGAAGACGCGCCGTCTGATTGTATCCTACCGAAAAGGAGCGACCTATGGCGAACACTTCAGCGCCCAATGGTTTCGTACTTGCAGGATTTTTGGACGGACGTACTGGTTCTTTAGGACAGTCGGCGTATCAAATTCAATCCGCATATGGTTCAAATATTTTCTCCGGTGACCCTGTTCAGATTTCAGGCGGTTATGTTATTGCTGGCGCTGCTGGCACGACTGCCGTTCTAGGCGTCTTTGTTGGTTGCGAATATTACAATTCTTCCGTAAACCGCGTAACTTGGTCGCCATATTGGCCATCGGGAACGACTGTGCCTTCGGGCACGACGATTACGGCTTATGTAATTGTTGACCCACAGGCAACGTTTAACGTTCAGTCTTCTGGTTCGGCAGCCGTTACTCAGGCTCAGGTCAATTCCAACATTGATTATGCTGGTAACTCCCCTGCATCGCCCGCCGCCTACCAGCTTCTTACTGGTCAGTCCACGGCTTACGCCAACCAAGCCAACATTAGTACGTCGGCAACGTATGCTTTCCGTATTCTTTCGCTTGTCACTGCACCTCCGGGCGCAAATGGCACGGATACGACAACTGCATACAACCGTATCATTGTTGCTTTTAACAACCAGTCCTTCCGCCTGACGGCTGGGTCGTAATAGGAGTAAGTTCAAATGGCTATTAATCTCAGTCAGATTCGTGACCTTCTCCTCCCCGGCCTCCGTGGAGTTGAAGGAAAATATTCGCAGATTCCATCCCAGTACGACAAAGTGTTTGAAATCACCAAGTCAAACATGGCTTTGGAACGCACCGCTGAAATGCGTTACCTCGGTCTTGCCCAATTAAAGCAAGAAGGTGGTAACACGCAGTTTGATAACGCCGCTGGTGAGCGTTATGTGTACAACCAAGAGCACAACGAAATTGCACTTGGCTACGCAATCACCCGTAAGGCTATCGACGACAACCTTTACAAGGCTCAGTTTAAGCCAACCAATCTTGGCCTTACTGAATCGTTCCATCAGACCAAAGAAATTTACGCTGCCAACGTGCTTAACACGGCGACAACGTACAATGCATCTATCGGCGCTGACGGTGTAGCACTTTGCTCCACGTCGCATCCTATCGATGGCGGTCTGACGATTGCTAATACCCCAACTGTACAAGTTGATCTAAACGAAGCAACCTTGCTTAACGCAATGGTTTCTATCCGCCAGAATTTCCGTGATATCGCTGGAATCAAGATCTTCGCCCGTGGTCGTAAATTGATCGTTCCTCCTTCCTTGGAGCCAGTTGCTATTCGTCTTACAAAGACGCAGCTTCGTCCGGGTACAGCAGATAACGATACTAATGCGATCCTCTTTACGGGTGGCGGTCTGCCAGAAGGTTACATGGTCATGGACTTCTTGACCTCCAACTATGCTTGGTTCCTCTTAACGAACATTAAGGGTCTGGTGTATATGGAGCGCATTCCATTCGAAATGGACATGCAAGTAGACTTCACGACAGATAACCTTCTTGTTAAGGGCTATGAGCGTTATTCTCTTGGCTATTACAACTGGCGTTCAATCTACGGTTCGTTCCCAACCTCGTAAGGAGAAGGCACTATGACCATTTCAGCTTTCTCTGGTCCAGTAATTGCGTTTGGCCAGAACACGATTGGGTCTAACCCATCGCAGACTGACTATAATCCCGATCTCGGCCCGTCGCTCTTTTGGGGCGGCGTAGGCCGGATTGATTTACGTCCTAACTTTAACTACATCCCCGGCCAAAACTTTGGTGCTTTTACCGCTGGTTTTGGTACTTCGGATACTCAGACGATTAGCTATGCTCCGTATGCGCTTGGTAGTGCTGCAATTGCAGCCGCCGCAGCGCCTACGGCCAACACAGCAATGACGCTTGTATCAACAAACTCCACCAGCACTGGTGTTTCGGTTGGCGCTTCCTGCATTAACTACAACACTGGCGCTTTGGTTACGGGTTTGTTGATGGTTGATGGTTTTGCATCCTTTACGGGTGTGATTGCCAGCAGCGTTCTGACGGTTTCGTCCCTTACGGGCACGATCTCCATTGGAATGACGTTATCTGGTACGGGCGTTGCAACGGGTGCCACAATTGTTAACCAGTTGACGGGTGCTCCCGGCGGCGTTGGAACATACACTGTTGCGGGTGACGATACTGCTTCTTCCACAACCATGACGGCACAGGCTACTGGTGGTTTCACTGCTCTTGCACAGCCATTTGGTCAGTCCAATTCCGTTTATTTGTGGAACCCACAGGCACTTGTTGCCCGTGCAGTTAGCATCGTTCCTGTCTCTGGCACGTCAACGGCACAAGTTATCTTCACTGTTTCTGGTTACGACATTTATGGCGTACCAATGAGTGAAGCCATTACTGTTCCGACAAGCACGACAACGGCTACCACGACCAACGGTAAAAAGGCGTTTAAGTACATTGCTTCTGTAACTCCAAACGTTACAAATGCCATCACTTATAGCGTTGGTACGACCGACATCTATGGTTTCCCACTTCGTTCGGATTTTTTCAGCGATGTAGCAATTAACTACAATGCTGCAGCAGTTACGGCAAGCACTGGATACGTGGCGGCGGTTACTACATCTCCTGCAACCACGACCACAGGTGACGTTCGTGGTACGTATGCGCTACAGTCGGCGGCGGACGCTTCCAAGCGCCTTGCAATTCGTCAGTTCGTCCTACCAGCAAACATGGCTTCCATTACGGGTCTGTTTGGTGTCACACAAGCATAAGAGGTAAATTATGGCTAAACATCACGAAATGCATGGTGAACACCACGGCCATCATGCTCATCACATGGTTAAGAAGCATTCAATGCATGCAGTTAAGCATCGTTCGCACCACAAAAAGGGCGGCGCTGTTGAATCTCCAATGCATGGTGAAGTAGATCACGACGAAACGCCACATGACGTTTACGCAGGTGCAAATTCTCCTACGGCTAAAGAAGCCAAGGAAAAGCATGCATCCCGCAAACGCGGTGGCCGTACCCACAAGCATGTTGAGATGCATGGTCATCATGCTCATCACCGTCTTGACCGTCCTGCCCGTAAATCGGGTGGTGCAGTTCACAGCGGCGCTGAAATGCGTCCATTCTCTGCTG